AATTAGGAACTGGCGCTATTCAGCCGACAGACACATTTCAGAACGGTGTGCTTTTATCTGGTGATTTGAACAGGGCTATTTCAACTGGTGGTGATGAGTACGCTAACGGTCTTCTAATGACAGACGCTGGCCAGATTCGATACTTTGACGCGACTGCTGGGCTTCCTGTGGGTGTGGTGTGGTCTAACGGACTGCCTAGAGCTAACGACGGCGCTTTGTGTGTCTCGACAGGCGCACTGGCGACATATTCAAACGGCACGCCAATGGTTGCGAATGGCGCGGTAAGAGTGAGCATAGTCCCATGATATTTGTACAAGCGCACCCACAAGCCAGACCGCCAGCCATTGATAAAATTGGCGCGGTGCAATATGTCATGTGGCACCCGGTTAAATGTGAAGACAAAACAGCATATTATTTGTTCCCAAATGGCGCAGAGTTAAAAACTAGCGCAACACCTGAAAGACTGGTGGCCGTTGCGGAAAGCCCAGAAGAAGCCTGGTCAAGAATTATGACCGACAAGCCGCTTCTCGAAAAATACGGAATATTCACATGAACCCAGTAGACGCAAGCACAAAATGGCTGGCCGAGTTAAAACTTGCCAAGCGTGAAGATGATAAGTTTATTGAGCGTGGCGACAGGATAATCAAACGTTACCGCGACGACCGTAAAAACTTCACGACATACGGCAAACGATTCAATATACTCTGGTCGAACGTTGAGACCTTGAAACCCGCCCTATACGGAAAAACCCCTAGAGCCGAAGTATCGAGACGCTGGAAAGATTCTGACCCGGTTGGACGTACTGCTTCGGTGATTATTGAACGCTGTTTACAGTACGAGATTGACAAGGGCGACTTTGACGCCTCGATGAAGCTGGCGATAATTGACAGACTGCTTCCCGGACGCGGTACGGTGTGGGTGCGGTTCGAGGAAAAAGAACTAGCCCAGCCTGTTGACGCTTTGCCTGGTGAAGAAGGTGGTGAGGCGCAGGTCATGCCAAACGCGCCCTACAAATACGAATGTACCCCAGTAGATTATGTTTTCTGGAAAGATGTCAGATATTCACCCGCAAGATGTTGGGATGAGGTGACATGGATCGCCCGTAGGGTGTACATGAGCCAAGAGGATGGCATTAAGCGATTTGGCGAGGATTTTAAGCAAGTTCCATTAACGCACGAGCCTGTTGGCCTTGATGAAATGGAAAAAATGGGTGTTGAAGGCCTGGACGACATGAAAAAAGCCGTTGTCTGGGAAATATGGAGCAAGACGACAAAACAGGTTTTCTGGGTGTCTGAGGGATACTCTAAGACGCTTGACATTAAAGACGACCCACTCGGTTTAGATAATTTTTGGCCGTGCCCCAAACCTTTATTTTCTACTCAAACCACTGAAACCCTAGTACCAATACCCGATTACAGCCTATACCAAGACCAAGCCGAAGAGATTGACATGCTAACTAACCGGATAGCAAAGTTAGTCGAAGCGGTTAAAGTCGTGGGTGTCTATGACGCAAGCCAGCAGAGTGTGCAAAGGATGTTAAGCGAGGGCGTCGATAACCAGCTAATATCTGTGGATACTTGGGCAGCCTTTGCGGAAAAGGGCGGTCTAAAAGGTGTGGTTGACTTCATGCCGCTGGATTCTGTGCTTCAAGCCCTGCGGGAATGCTACGCAGCCAGAGAGCAAGCGAAGCAGGTAGTGTATGAGATTACCGGAATATCTGACATTATTCGCGGTTCAACGATAGCTTCGGAAACCGCAGCCGCGCAACAGATAAAAAGCCAGTATGCTTCATTAAGAATAAAACCAAGACAAACCGAAGTGGCGCAGTTTGCTTCGGAAGTGCTGAGAATCAAAGCCCAGATCATGTGCGATTTTTACGCACCCCAGACCCTTGTCGAGATGTCTGGAATCATGGGGACAATGGACGCTCAATACGTAGAGCAAGCCATTATGCTGCTCAAGTCTGAGCCCGCCAGAGGGTTCAGGATTGAGGTTGCCTCAGATTCACTGGTAGAGATGGACGAGGCCAGCGAAAAACAGAGCCGGATTGAGTTTCTGGGCGCGGTGGGGCAGTTCATGGATAGAGCCTTACCCGTAACGCAACAAGTGCCAGAACTCGCGCCTTTAATGGGTGAAATGCTGATGTTTGGCGTTCGGGCATTCAAGGGCGGCAGAATGATGGAATCTGCTTTTGATGAAGCGATGGCTAAACTCAACGCACCGAAACCACCTGAACAACCGCAGCCCGACCCGGAGCAGATCAAAGCCGAGGCCATGATGCAGGTTGAGCAGGGCAAGATGCAGCTAGAACAGGCAAAAATACAAACTCAGGGGCAAATTGAGCAGTTTAAGGCTCAACAGGCTAAAGAACTCGAACAGATGCGACAGGAATACGAATCGGCTAGAGAACAAGTCAGACAGGAAGCCGAAACGCAACGTCTGCAAATAAAAGCGCAGATTGAGGCAGAAACAAAATTACAAATAGCGCAAATAAATGCTGTAAACAAAGAAAACGACGGAAACGAGCAGAAATTTCAAAAGGTCGAAGAGCAAATGCGTGAAATTGCAGATGTACAAAAAATGGCTGCTTTGCAAGGCGTTCAAATGATGGCCGAAGTGGTTGCAAAAATGAACAAGCCAAAAAAACGTATATTACAACGCGGGCCGGATGGCAGAGCTTCATCTTCGATTGATGTAGAAATAGAAGAAAACGACTAATGGCTGCAATTACCTCAGCACAGACTGGACTATGGAGCGTCAGCGCCACATGGGTGGGCGGCGTGAACGAACGCAGGCATACCAAGACGGCGGATGACACATGCCCATAACGCATACTGCAACAAGCATCACGATTACCGGTAGCGAAACGGGCGATACGCTGCGCGCGTACATGAACACAAATTCTTTGGAAACAAGGCTTTTTGATGACCTAATTTTTACAACCCGGTCCTTGGTGGTGAGCGCAAGCGCAACGCTGACTGCATCCAACTGCATGTTCGTATTTACCGGCGCGGCGGTGTGGTTTAGTGTTGGTTCGGGAGCCACGTTGAATTTCAATAATGTCATCATTCGGGCGACTGGGGATACAAACTCTATTCAGGCCATGGTTACGGCTTCAGCTATTCTGAATTTCACTAATTGTTTTTACATTATCGACGCGACGCAGGGAAATAGAATTGATTTTTTCTCGCCGGCATCTCAGGTGCATAATTTTGTTAATACGGCACTGGTGCATGATGGCAATGGGTTCATGCATTTGTCCGGTGCTGCCGGAGCGAAAAATATCTACACAGGTGTTACTGCGGAAGTAGATGGTGGAGTTGTCATTACACATTCAGATTTTATTGATTGTATTTTTAAGTTTCCAACAGGACAAATCTTTAATGATGGAGCGGCGGCAGGGCTACCAACAACATTCACAAGGCTTTCATGGGATCGTACTACTTGGTCTTTTGGTCGGAATGGTGCGACTGGCGGCGCTAATTTTATCAATCCAAGAAAGCCTGCGGGATGGACTGCTTACGCCGGAGACGTGAACAATGGCGGTGGTGTACGGGAAGTATTTACTCACGACATAAGAGTGCTTAATACATCGGGTGTTGGCATTCTTGGGGCAATGGTTAAACTGATTGATAATACACGAAGTGTTGTCAGTTATTCAGACACAACCAATGCTTTAGGGGTTATTGCTCAGAAAGAGGTTCAGACATACAGCAACGTGAATGGATACTCGTCGTCATTCACTCTTGGGATTTGGGCTTACGGAAGGCAGATTGTGATTCAATCACGCCCATTTTCAACCACTGGTTCTGAAATAAATGAAACGGTGATTCTTGTGAATGATACATCCGTCACCGAGCCAGTACAGGCTACAGTGCAAGCGTATGCGATACGGCGGCCAAATTTTATGATTTAGCTGCTGATTATGCGATGGTCAATCAGACTTCAACCATATCTGTTACTCGAGAAGGTAGTACTATCGACGCAGGTTCGCGGAATGTGACTATAGACGCCACTGCTTCAAGTGTTTTTGCCATCAATGGTTCTGGCGACATCACGATAAAAGCATCGACATTTACTGGTAACATTATAACCACAGCAAATGTGTCTTTTGCTAATGGTGCGGAGATCGCAGGGTTCACAGATACGTCGGCTGGTTTAACATCGTTCGTGAGCATAACCTAATGGCTTTCTCAAATTCCTCAGTCCTGATTTATAATAATTCTTCCAATACGGTTGTGAGTTTTGAATCAGCGCAATCGACGCCCTACAGTGTAATTGTCGGCGCGGCGTATGAGGGCGTTATGCTTGACTACGTTATATCGCGGGCGGGCTATACAAAGTCTTTAGGTCAATTTGTTGGCGGAGGGGCTATATCGTTATCCAGCACGCCGATTGAGCGGAAAGACCCGGACGGGACGCCTGCTTATACAGGAACCACCAGTGCAAACATTACGATAAATTTTGCTTTTTCGCCTTCAGTTTGTTGTTTTATAGACATTGGGAATGATTCTGTGTCCTCTCAAACAATAGTGGACGAAATAGAGGATGCTCTTGAAACAGAAGATGGTTGCAAATTTTTGGCGGAAACAAGCGGCTCAACTTCTATTCAGGCGGTTCTGGCCGGACAAACCTACCTTCTGCTGGGTCAAAATTACAGGTTGCGCCGAGCGACTGCTGGGGATGTCAATGCGTCAGTTGATGCCTATGTAATCAGCGCGGATGGTGTGCCACTCGATGGCGCGAATGGCGGGATCCAGTTCCTGATTGCACAGGATCTTGAAAAGGAAATATGGGGAGCTTTAACGGCTGATAATAATACTGCCGGTTCTTTTGGTAAATTGCTTATAGACACGTTAGATTCGGCTATATCATCCCGCCTTGCAACAAGCGGCTACACAGTCCCAGCTAACGCAGACATCGCTGCAATTAAAGCCAAGACCGACTCACTAGCTTTTACAATTACGGGTCATGTAGATGCAAACATTCAATACATCAATGACGTTCAGGTGAAGGGCACCGGAACGGATGGCGACCCGTGGAATCCGGCATGACATCAGCATGGGGGGCGTCTTTCGGAGCCGCGCGGGCAAGCGCATGGGGTAATTCGTGGGGTTCCATAACCACTCTTAATTTTAGTGGCGGCCACTTCTATGAGTTTTGGCGCAAAAAATGGGCAAAACAATGGGAAACCAAAACCCCGGACATTGAAGAAGTCATAGAGTTCATTGAAGAAGAACCAGAGCAAGCTATAGAAGTGGCGGCAACAGTTTCGCCAAAATATGCCTCAATTCAGCCGGAAACGCTCAAAATCAATGAAAAATTAGCAGAAAACATTGCAAAACAAATAATTGTTGCAATAAAACTACAACAGCTTAGAATCGCGCAAGAGGAAGAAGATATAGAAACCCTACTATTGATAGCCTGAGACTATGCCCAGACAAAGATACATACAGCACAACGGCGAACTGATACCCGCCGAAGAGTTCTACTCCAGAGAATATTCCGCGCCGATGATAATGCCGGACATTCAGCCTTACCAAAGTCAGGCAACTGGCGAAATGATTACCAGCCGAAGCCAGCACCGTGAACATCTAAAACGTCACGGATTAATCGAAATCGGAAACGAAATCGACCACCACATGAAAA